GACGCCAGAACTTGATGCCTGTTGACGTGTAGGTATGCTCTTCTAAACTTTTTTCGGTTGGCAACACAGATTCAATTGCTTCGTCGGTGTAGAAGATAAAAACGTTTGAGTAATTTTCACCTGCTTCAATACGATTGAGAATCTTATTACCATATTCGGTATCTATCGGATGTAATGATGACTCATTATCTTCGTTAATGAGTTCATAATTTGATACCCAGTTTTCTACCTTACCACGAGCAGCATATCGATGAATAATTAACTCATCATTATTTTGATATAGAGTAACAGTACCACCATCTTCTGGTAAATCAATCGACCGAATTTCAGTCATATTTTTTGTTTTTAAAATTTTACTCATGACAAACCCATTTGCTTTTTCATTAATTCAGGCATAGTATATATATCTGCTTTTGGAATCAGATGTTTCCATTTCTCTGATATTTCAATGTCTCTTGTTGCTGGCGTCCACGTCAACCACTTATCACGATACCATTCTTGCGAAGGAATCGAGTCACCAATCTCAGCCGAAAAATTAATTGCTGTAAGATGTTTGTACATCATTGTTGTTGCATTCAAACAGAAGCCAAAGTTATAGTTCCGAATATCTTTTGCAACATATTCTAAGTTTGGTGATGTCGGACCAAAATGAGTAGAGAAATGAGGCATTCTGTCTATTTGCCATACAACAGGACCAATTCTTGACCTCTCAGGGACTCTCCAATTATGGTCTTTCCAGAGTTCAACTTGTAACGTACCAAGACATGGCTTATCACTAAATGTAAGTTGATCAATTAACTTTTGAACACTAGACTTGAAGAATACCATATCAGGTTCCATAAACAGAACCTTTGTTGGTTGTTGTTCGTATTTTCTTACACAGATATCATAATAAGAACGAAACTGATTCTTAGGAGTGCCAACTTCTTCTCGAAACCACACGACTTTATTATTGTTGCTGTAATGCTTTTCCATAAATGCGGGAACATTCTCTTGTAACTTTGGCATGGGTATTTCTTCGCCAAGATAGGTTACAGTATCTTTGACTACCCAAGGTTCAAGAGAATAGATTACAAAAACTTTATCAACAGTATCGATAACAGAGTCAATCGACTGTTTGAGAAAATCTAATCCATAGTGTATGCGGTATATTGCCCAGTTCAATGTATCATATCTTTCAATGCAAGTTTTTGTTTTTTCAGTTCAACGAGTTTTTGTTTTGTTTCTGCACGTCTATCTTTATTTCGAATCTTTTCAAGTGCTTCCACTTGAATAGAAAGTTCTTTGTGTTTTTGTTTAATCCACTCTTCATTTCTCATCAGAACCTCCATTGACCTTTGCTTCGTGAGATGCTTTAAGTTTTGCTAATAATTCTTCTTTCGTTGCACGAGTATTTTTATGCTTTTGATTTTTTATTTGCTCGTGGTTTACTAGATTTTTTTGTTGTTTTACTTGCAGGTTTCTTTGTTGATTTTGACTTTTCGCTTGATACACATGTTTGTCCATCAATAATCTCCATTAATTTATCAGCATCTTCTTGGCGTTTACTCGCCGTTTCTTCAAAAATTACTTTGTCTTTTTCATAAAGATTGCCACGTTGTTGAGTACGGTTTCTTTCATATGTATCATCCATGCTAGATTTACCAGCAGTGAAATGCATATGCTCATTTACGGCGTTTGGAATAAAGTGAGTCCGACCAACTCTTTTTGCTACGTCGAAAACCCATGTGTCGTTGTAACCAAAGTTGAACACGCCAGGAGTAAAATACCCAACTGTCGTATACCACTTCTTTGATACGATTGGAAAGGCGCAATGTTTTTCTCCATTAATCAAGTCTTCCATCCACATACAATAAATCTCATCAGAGAACTTATTTGATTCTTCTTCGACAATCGTGTCCCAACCTTGTGTACGATACACTAAATCGTCGTTACCCATAATCAAAATATCAGCAGGTCGTTCAAGATGTTCAGCGGCAAACTTTGCTAGAATATTCCATGATAATGATACCGACTGAGACTCACCAACTAGATTTGTAGAGTTATCATGTTGCCTTTCTGCATAATCATCATATGCTTTGCTACGAGGGTCGTCTTCGTCAATGTAATTATAACAAAATACTCTTTCGGGATTAGCAGCGGTTTCATATACTGAGTTGACAAATGTATCAAGACGTCCTGGACGAGCACGAGTAGGTGTAAGGATCGCAATGTTTTTCATATTATAGTTTCCAATATTGTGCTACCCACTCTCGAGGTTTATATTCTGTACCCCATGGATAGACTGTTTCTGATATAGCTTGATGTGGGTTTGGTTCTCCGTGAAAGCAAACAATAGATGTGCCTTCTGGCAATCCTTCTTCATAACACTCATACTTATAAGAGCGTAACTGATTCGGATATTGATGTTGAAGAAGGTCTGGTGAATCGAGAAGAGCATGAAGCATCTCACCATCACCACGGAAATGTTTTAGTGCTTGTTCTTTGTTGATATCAAACCAATTCCATATGTCATGCCCCGCCTTATAATTCCAAGCAAGGACGCCAGATTGAAATACATTACGGTATTGATCAACATTTTCATATTTGTGATTAGCAGTTCCCAAGTTTTCAATTCCCATGATCTCACCACGGTAATCAAGAAGCCAATCAATATTACCAGTAATTGCAGTATCAAGATCGAAATAGACAATTCGTTCATTTAATTTATACTTGTTATCAAAAAGTACCAGTTTGTTCCACCAACCAGTTAGTCCAGTTGGTAGCATCTTCGTTTCTACGCCATCAATTTCTGTATCTGAAAAGCAAACAAACTCATGTTCTCGTGTTGTATTACGTTCAACCATTGCTTTCAGAATGCGAACATAATCATCAGAGTACAACGTTCCCCACTTCACACATACTATAGAAACATCAGGCATGCCCGCCAACCGTTTCACGAACGATATCTTCGGTAATCGGTTCAAGATAATAAATCTCAAGAACCTCTGCATCATTCAGTTTTGTTTCAAACCAATGATACTCGCCAGGTTTAACTGACGTATATTCACCAGGCTGAAGAGTCGTTACATCAACAAGATCATATGCATTTTTGCGAACATGAATTTCCATGATGCCATGTACACAATAGAACATATTCCATTTGCGTTCATGTTGATGAATAGAACACTTCATCTGTGGTTTGACTTTAATTCGATGAACTTCAATCATCGGAGTAACAATTAGAGGTTCAGTTGTTCCCCAAACTTTACCGAGAAGCATCATATTTTCTCCAGTTGATAGGTTTACCCCATAGTTCAGCAGGTATATCTTCTCGGACTGGATATACTTCATCCTCATCTTTATTGGTAGTTATATGTTTTCTATATTTCTGAGCATCTAAAACGATAGAAGCAACGGTTTCAATTACATTATTCTGAAACGCAGTCAGTGAGTCAATCAATTCTCCATATTCATCTTCTTCAAGATATGGAGTATCTGCTGGAACAAGATGTGATTCAAGTAAGTCATTTAGCATATTATAAAAATCTACATTATGATTAATTGAAGGTTCATCTTCATTTCCAGTGTATACTAAAACATTTAATGTTCCATCGTCATTTAGATCAACATATGTTGATAGTTCAATAGTTGCTTTTTTCATTTTTTAATCTTTTTTCACTCAATTTACGAATAAGGAATTGATACCAAGATTCGTTTTCATGTGGTGGATCTTTATAGTCAAAATTATTATAACTCATGTTTTACTCTTTGTCAATAGATGACTGCGATTTATTTTAACTCCAATAAATGCATTATAATATTCATCAGGTTTCAATAGACAGTCTGTTTCAAATTGCCGTTGTGCTTCATAATAATTTAGTTCACCTTTCGACTTACACAATCTAACAATCTCTCGATGAAATATTTCTGGACCAAGTTCTTCTACTAATGCCTTGACAGTTTCATTTGAGCCATAATAATCTTGCCAGTCAGTTTCAACAATCTTCGTTCTCTTTCGCTTTGCTCCCTTGAGAGGAGGAAGTTTTCTTTTTGAAATTAAACCTTTTTTACCGATGTACTTCATACCATTACGAGTGTCAGTAATTTCATATACGAATCCAATGTAGTCTTCAATCATATCACTGGTAAATGGTTCACCGTTATAATACCACATTATTCATAATCGTCATCAATGAAATTACTTTCAAAATCATCATCTTCGTATTCTTCATCAAAACCATCAGAACCACACATTGGACAATATTCAATAGAATCTTCATCGTCATACATAATTATATATTCAGCACCACAGTCATTACACGCTATGCTTCTTTTTATTTTTTCCATGCTTACTCCTTATGCCCACACCTCATCCCAAGAACCTGTTAGTGCTCCCTTCGCATAATCTGTGGCTCTATTCTCAAAGAAGTTCGTATGAGTCGGGGCATTAATCATTTCCTCTACCCAAGGCAGTGGATTGTTTTTTACTTTGAATATGCCTTTCATTCCCATCGAAATCAAACGTCGATCAGCAATGTAACGGATATATTCTTTGACTTCTGTGTCACGTAGACCCTCAACCTTACCCATTTGAAATGCTAAATCTACAAACTTATCTTCTAGCTCTACCATCTTCGTTGCGATAGAGTAAATCTGACTCTTTGTTTTATCATTCCAAATTCTTCTGTTTTCTTCAATATATGTACGGAATAGTTTAATGATACCTTCGGCATGCATCGTTTCATCAACGATTGACCAAGTAACAATCTGACCCATGCCTCTCATCTTACCATGACGAGGAAAGTTCAGTAACATGATAAAGGAACTGAACAAAGCAAGACCTTCAGTGAAAGCAGAGATAGCAGCCATCTTTATAGGAAGAATAGCACCATTATCTACTTTAGAAACAAAGTACTCGTGCTTTTCTCTCATCGCATCGTATTCAAGAAACTCATTGTAAGTTGTCTCTGGCATACCAAGTGATTCAATCAGATGTGAATAAGCAGCGATATGTAATGCTTCACGAGCAGCAAATCCAGTCAGCATCATTCGAACTTCTGGTTGTGGAAAGTTTGGCAAATAGTTCTTTACATATCCACCAGCAACATCAATATCTGATTGTGTAAAGAAACGAAAGATATTTGTTAGAAAATACTTTTCTTCAGTCGTTAATCGATTTTTCCAATCTTTTACATCTTCAAGCATTGGTACTTCGGTATGCAACCAGTGACTTTGCTCATGCTTGAGCCACATATCATATGCCCAAGGATAATGAAACGGTTTGAAGTAATCGCGATTGTCTTGTAGTTTAAGTGTCATATCTATCCCTCACATGCCAAGCATTCTTCACCAGCAGCAATTGCTGTCATATCTAGTTCTTTAATAATCTCTCGTTCAATCTTACGAGAAACACGGTCTGCTTTACCAATCTTTTCTGATCGACAATAATACATCGTCTTTAACTTTTTCTTCCAAGCAAGAAAGTGTACTGCATGAAGATAAGATAGATTTGAATTTGGTCTAAAGAAAACGTTTAGTGATTGTGCCTGATCAATAAATTCTTGTCGATCAGCAGCGTGTTCAATTACCCAACGCTGATCAATTTCCATTGCAGTTTTATATATGTCTTTCTCATAATCTGTTAAACAACGCAAATGCTGAACCGAACCATCGTTTGCAATAATAGAAGACCAAATCTTTTCATAGTCTAATGATGTATCTTTTTCGCATTTTTCTTTTAACAGTTTATCAAGATATTTGTTTTTATTTAAAAAGGCACCACTAAGAGTATCTTGACGGTACGCATTGGCTCGCCAAGGTTCAATGGATGGTGATGTATTTCCCATGATGATTGAACTTGAAGCATTAGGGGCAACTGCCATAACATGAGAACAACGTAATCCTGTTCCTTTGGCATCAGGAGCCTCTCCTCGTTCAGATCCAAGTTCTCGATTTGCCTCGTCCAATCCCTTTCGAATATGTCGAAAGATTCGCATGTTGGCAGACTTAGCAAGAGCGGATTCCCACGGCAATCCTTTTCGCTGAAGGTAAGCGTGGAATCCCAAAGCACCAACTCCGACAGAACGTTCAAGCTCTGCGCTGAACTTGGCACGGGCAATAGTGTCAGGAGCATTATCAATAAAAACTTGTAATACATTGTCTAGCATCTCTAATACGTCTTTGAGGAACTTTTTATCTTTTGACCATTCATCAAAGTACTCTAGGTTGAGGGAAGACAAACAGCACACCGCTGTCCTATCTTTATTTGTTGGAAGAATAATCTCCGAACAAAGGTTTGATTGATGAATCTTTAGATTCTTATTCTGTAAGAAATCTGGTAATCTACGATTTGATTCATCAATGAAATGAAGATATGGTTCGCCTGTTTGCATACGCATTTCAAGAATACGCTGCCACAAATCACGGGCAGAAACTGTCTCACGAATCTCATTTGTATTTGGATCAACTAAGTTCCATGAGTCATCACAATCTTTTTCTGTCATGCAAGTTTCAATAATTGACATGAACTTATCGCTGATATTAATACCGTGATGGAGATTTAAACACCGCTGATTTTGATCTCCAGTTGGTTTACGCATCTCCAAAAATAATAAAATATCTGGGTGAGAAATATCCAAATAAGCAGCATAAGATCCACGACGAGTCCGACCTTGGCGGTATGCCAAAGAAGAGGCGTCGTACATTTTGAGATGTGGCATAACGCCGGTAGATTTGTCATCAGCACTGCGAATGCCGAAACCGATTCCAACTCCTCCGCCAAGCATCGAAAGCCAATTAGTTTCAGAAAGATTATCGACCAATCCCTCGGCAGTATCATTGATGTAATTAAGATAGCAAGAAATAGGTAGACCGCGCCGAGAACGACCATAAGAAAGTATTGGAGTAGAGTAAGAAAGCCAATGTCGGGAAGAATAATCATATAACCTTTGTGCGTGTTCGGGATTTGAAGAAAAAGTTTTCGAAACAAATGCGAATCTCTCTTGTGGTGAAATCTCTCCATCCATCATGTAAGATTCTTTTAAACGAAGAGCACCAAGTTCATCAAATAAAGTATCGCGATTTGGATCGATGGTAATTCCCATATGCTCCATATTATTCTCCTAAATTATTAATTAATGGAAAAATGTCGCTTATAACTTTAGCACAAGCATGAGCAATTTCCATGTGTTCTTTTTGTGTACCATTAGCACTTCTCAAAGATATATAGTGTACCCAGCTACGCAACGTTCCATTCATATAAAGTTTTGTTTTTGTAATACCTTCTGGTAATACTTTCCTTGCTTGCTCTTTCGCAATACCTTTTTTAATTGCCCAGTCGTATTCTTTTTTGGCTAGATACGCAATACGCATTTGTGCATGTAACCAATCAATTTGTAATTTTTCATCATCAACATCAATAGAGTTTTGACGATTCTTCGTATCTTGTAACCTTGCTTCGCTATACTCAAACATCTCACCTTGTTCTTCAGGATTCGCATATCGTTGGCTAAACTCTTGAAAAGAAAAGGAACGATGACGAACAATTTGATGTGCGATATCTCTCGTTGTTTGTATTTCTAAACAAGCATTGACCATTTCAAGCGGCGACCAATGTTGATGTTTAATCAGATACTTGATTAGTTTTTCAGATGTTTCTGAATTAATTTGATTTGATGGATTTGAAACACGGGCGCAATATGCAATTAATCCCTGTACATCTCTTAATGAATTAT